GTGTTAAGGCATATAGAGCAGCCAACCCTGGATCAAAATTAAAAACAGCAGTAACTGGTAAAGTTAAACCTGGATCTAAATCTGCAAATAGACGTAAGTCATATTGTGCAAGATCAGCAGGACAGTTAAAAAATTCATCAGCCAAAACAAGAAATGATCCTAATTCTAGAATAAGACAAGCTAGAAGAAGATGGAAATGTTAGAAGCACTTAAAAAAAGATACGAAGCTCAAATAGCTGAAGCAAAAGTAACTTTAAAAATATACCTTACTAATTCAGTAGGAATTGGAGAACATCCGCAACATTTAGAAGAAGTAGATAAATTATTATCAAAAATTGCTGAAGCAGAAGATAAATTAAAGGTAATAGACAATGTTAGATAGATTTATATACAAATTTTTTGAAGGTATTGACAATATAACGCTTTCCATAGATAGTTGGTGTGATGAGAGATACAAAAGTATTAGAAAATTTTTTAAAAAAAATAAAAGAAAAAAGTAAACAAATGAATCTGTTTCGAAACCTTAAAAAAGAAGTAGAAATAGGAGCAAATGGCACTCAAGGATATGTTATTAAAAAAGGAATCAATAAAGGTAAAAAAATAGAAAGGTAAATATGGACGATTTAGTATTAATTCACAAGATTCAAAAGATTTTAAAAGACAATTACCATCAAGTAGCTAACGCTATGGTAGGCGGAGGCGTTGACAGTATGGAAAAATACAAGTATATGTTAGGACAAGCGCAAGCTTATACATTTATTTCAGGGGAAATATCCAACCTGCTAAACAAAGGAGCAAAAGATGAAGATAAAAACGGAACCGTCATCAATCTTGATGGAAAAGACAGAAATCCCAAAGCATAAAAATGCATTGGCAGAAAAATACGAGCAACAAGCTAAAGAAGTTTCAGATTCTGAAACAGAATCTTACGAACGTTTAAAAACAAAAGAATCAAGTAAATTACCAAGACCTACTGGCTGGAGACTTCTAGTTCTTCCTTTTAGAATGCCAGAAAAAACCAAAGGCGGAATATTCCTTGCACAAGATGCAGTAGAAAGACAACAAGTTGCTTCTACATGTGGACTTGTTTTAGAAATGGGACCTCATTGTTATGAAGACAAAGAGAGATACCCAGAAGGACCTTGGTGCAAAAAAGGTGATTGGGTAATTTTTGCAAAATACGCAGGATCAAGAATTCAAATTGACGGGGGTGAAGTAAGATTGCTAAATGATGATGAAGTGTTAGCAAATATAGATGACCCTGAAGATATACTTCATCAATATTAATAACCATAGGAGGATACTATGCTAGACGTAGATAAAGTAGTTGACATTGATACATCCGGTCCAGGTGCAGAAGTAGAGTTAGATTCACCGAAAGATAATTCGGCAGAAGATACTTATGTAGAAGACAAAACACCTGCGGAGGATAAATCACATGAAAATGAACGTGAAACAAAACTTGAAGACGGTGGTAGCGCCGATGACGCAATTGCGAAATCTGACGAGCCAACTGATGTTCAAGATAATGAAGAGAATACAGAAAAAAAGAAAGAATTAGAAGAATACTCTGACGGAGTAAAAAGAAGAATAGCTAAATTAACTAAAAAAATGCGTGAAGCAGAAAGACGTGAAGAAGCGGCAACTGTTTATGCAAAAAGTGTTTTAGCTGAAAAAGAAAAACTTAATTCTAGACTTACAAAATTAGATACAGGATTTGTATCTGAAAAAGAGAATAGAATTAAATCAGGTATGGAAGCAGCTGTTTCTAAACTAGCAAAAGCTAGAGAAGAAAATGATCTAAAGGCTGAAGTTTCTGCAAGTGCAGAAATTTCTAAGTTAGGTTATGAAGAAGCTAGACTTGCAGATCTAAAAGCTAGACAAGCCGATCAAAAGGCTACTCAAGCATTAGATTTAGAAAAACAACAATACCAACAAGTGGAAGAACCTAGAAGAGTAGATAGTAGAGCCAGAGATTGGGCTCAAAAAAACTCTACTTGGTTTAACAGAGATCCTGTTATGACTGAAGGGGCTAAAGTAATACATAGACAATTGACTGAAGTTGAGGGTTATGACCCTAATACAGATGCCGATGAGTATTACACGGAAGTAGACCGAAGAATAAGGGTTGAATTCCCCCATAAGTTTGATATAGTATCGGACTCGACCAACAAACCTACTCAAACTGTTGCTTCAGCAACGCGTAGTAGTAAAACATCAGGTCGCAAAATTGTGAAACTCTCACCTTCACAAGTAGCAATTGCTAAAAAATTAGGTGTGCCACTTAAAGACTATGCGGAACAATTAAAAATCACGGAAGGAGTATAAGCATGGAAAAAATAGAAACAAACAAAACTTCACGTGCGAGTCAGACGAGAGAAAAAACTTCTCGACCAAAAGTCTGGTCTCCACCATCTTTATTAGATGCACCCCCTGCACCATCAGGTTTTGTACATAGATGGCTGAGAGCTGAATCAATGGGATTCGACGATTCTAAAAACGTACAAGGTCGTATTAGATCTGGTTACGAATTAGTAAGAGCCGATGAATATAATGAAGCAGACTATTCAGTTGTACAAGACGGTAAATACAAGGGAGTGATCGGTCAAGGTGGCCTAGTGCTCGCTAGAGTACCCGAAGAGATTGCGAAACAATACGCTGACTACTATCGTAGACAAGCGCAGGAAAATGCGGAAGCATTCGACAACGATCTCATGAAGGAAGAGCACCCTAGTATGCCTATCAATATTGATAGACAAACTCGCACAACCTTTGGTGGTACGAAGAAATAGTTTTTTAACAATTTCTAGTTTCATCATTTAAACTATAAACAATGGAGAAAAAATAATGGCAAACAATCAAGATAGTCCCTTCGGTATAAGAGCCATAGGGAAAATCGGCCAGAATAGAGATAACCAAGGTTTAAGTGAATACTCAGTCGCGGCTTCGGCAACAGCTATGTATTTCCAAGATCCAGTAAAAGCATTAAACACTGGAACTATTGGAGTAGCTGCAGCAGGAGACTCACTATTGGGTGGACTTAACGGGGTTTTCTTTACGGCAACCGACACACAAAAACCAACGTTCGCACAACATCTAAATGCAAGTAATACTGCAACAGATATCGTGGCATTTGTATCAGACGATCCTTACGAAAGATTTGAGATACAATCGGACAATTCAACAGCATCTGCTCAAACAGACGTGTTCATGAACTATGACATTCTGTACGCAGCAGGTGATTCAGCAAACTATGTATCAAATGTAGAATTAGATGACTCATCTTTGAGTTCAACTAGTGGACAATTGAGAGTAGTGGGAGTTGCAAAAGATCCAGACAATAATAATTTAGCTGCAAGTAATGTTAATTTTGTTGTTATGATCAATGAGCACTTCTTAAAAACACAGGCAGGAGTATAATCATATGGCTATATCACGAGGACAACTAGTTAAAGAACTAGAGCCAGGTTTGAACGCCCTGTTCGGCTTGGAATATAAGAGGTACGAAAATCAACATGCTGAGATATATGCAACAGAAACATCAGACAGAGCTTTTGAAGAAGAAGTTATGTTATCTGGTTTCGCTAATGCTCAAGTAAAACCCGAAGGATCAGGTGTAGTTTTTGACAGTGCTCAAGAAACTTTCACTGCTAGATACACTATGGAAACAGTGGCTCTTGCTTTCGCAATTACTGAGGAAGCGGTAGAAGATAACCTGTATGACAGACTGTCAAGCAGATATACAAAAGCGTTAGCAAGAAGTATGTCTAACACTAAGCAAGTTAAAGCGGTTAACCCTTTGGTTAATGGTTTTGGAGGTGGTTTCACTTCTGGGGATGGAAGCAATTTATTTGCAACTAATCACCCTACTATTGCTGGTGTTGTGTCAAACACTCTTACTACAGCAGCTGACTTAAACGAAACTTCATTAGAGCAGTCGTTGATCGACATCGCGGCTTTCACTGATGAAAGAGGTTTAAAAATTGCAGCGAAAGCGACAAAAATGATTGTCCCTTCTGCGCTACAGTTTCAAGCTGAAAGATTGATGAAATCAGAAGGCAGAGTTCAAACTGCTGATAACGATATCAATGCAATCAGATCAATGGGAATGGTTCCTCAAGGTTACAGAGTGAACAATTTCTTAACTGATCCTAATGCATTCTTCCTTATCACTGATGTTCCAAACGGAATGAAACATTTCGTTAGAACACCAATCAAAACTGCTATGGAAGGTGACTTCGATACTGGTAACTTGAGATTCAAAGCAAGAGAGAGATACCAATTTGGTGTTTCTGACTTCAGAGGAATCTACGGTTCTCCAGGAGCATAATACTAATATTTTTGAGGCGAGACACAATCTCGCCTCAATTACAAAATAGAAAGAAAAAACTATGAAAAAACTTCTCATCAACATTTTTGCTCATAATCACCATGCTAAATTTGAATTAATAGCTGAGGATAACGCTGAAGCTGTTGAAAATGCTATCCTTGACAAATTAGGAGATAATAGTATAGTGTGGGAAGATCTTGGAAATAATTACACTAACAAGATTAATAGAATAACTTTTGAAGAGGTTATAAATGATACAAGACCTATACAAACAAAAAAGGTCCTTGGAGTTGAAGTGGGAGCAGGAGCATCTGGATAATAACAGATACACTCTTAATATGGTCAGAATTGATGACAAAGTTAAACAGGTCATTACTGATATTAAGCTAGAAGAAGCTAGACTAGCTCACTTACAAAATAGCGTTGAAGGCGCTGCTCCAGAAGTTTCTGTAGCTACTTAAACAAAAGCTACATCGTTGGAAAATTCCACTCCACACAACGGGATCTCTTGCACTCTGTCTAAAAATAAGTTATAAATAAATCACTATACATTAAACTGGATATCGACGCGTATAGTCGACGGCCTAGAGACGGTATTCAAATAACTAGGAGGATAATAACATGGCAAATACTACATTTTCGGGACCAGTCATTTCAAAAAATGGCTTTATAACTACAGGCCCCGGAGCAACAAAAACAATTAATTCTACTGGCTTAGGTACAGCAGGTTTACCTTTAACGGTTAATGCTCACGCTGGAAGAATTTTAATTTCGCAAGACGCAGACGGTATTTATACTTTACCAAGTATTAATGCGAATGCTAACTCTGCTGTAGCAGGATCAACTGACTACAACAATCCAAATAATCTTGGTGCTACATTTATGTTTTACATAGACA